TGGGAGTTAAATGTTCTACCATGTTCAAAGTGATAGATGTCACCAAGAACTCTACCCACCTTTCGACCAAAACTATTCAGACGAAAGTAGAACTCGCAATCTTCCGCACCCCATGAGATAAAGTTTTCATTCCACATACCAATTTCAATCTCAGCATCTCTTTTGATCATTTGACCCCAACCAATCGATGAAGCAACTCTAAATTTACCTTCATCAAGTGTATTGAAATCAAAATCAGAATCCAAGAACTGACTGAAAATTGATTCAGAATAGTTTACAGCCCATTGATAAACTCCACAACCAAAAGGATAGACTGCATCAGACTGTCCCTTTTTAATTGCAGAGTATGCAAGTTCATAACTTTCCTTAGGAAGAACTACATCTACATCATGATTATAAACGATAGGAGTATCAGAAGCAACCAGAAGATCGTTTAAAATACGAGTCTTATGGAAAAACTTCTCATCACTCTCCTCAAAAATATGAGTTAGTTGATTCGTATTTACATACTTTTGAATGATAGGTAAGGCACGAAACTTAAAGTGAGACCTAGTATCTACTTCTTTCAGAATAACTTTCGCTTCTGGGAAATTCTTGAGGAGATATGTTGTAGATGTAATTACATTTTTGAGTCGATCTTCAGACTCAATACGACATGGTAATAGAAATGTTAAATCTTTCATTGTTCTGGAGTAACTGGGGATGGATCGTTGTGAAGTTTGACCCATCGATCTGGAATCATATCCTTCATGTTGTAGTGGTCATATGCAGGTCCAAACCATGGATCGGGTACAACTACCTTTCCCGTGTCACCTTGCAACCATGCACCCCACCAAGATAGAGAAGAGTTGGCGATGATAGCACCACCACAAAGACTCATCAAACAAAGGTCAACATAAGGAACAGATGCACCATCACCAAAGACTTCATAAGATGAATCAGAGAATTGGAATCGATCTCCTTGAAGATAAGGTTGTTTTTTACACCAATCGATTACGTCTGAGACGACGATGACTGTTTTGTCTTCTGGGAACTCTTTAAGGGCCCGAACATAATAGTCATCTTTACAGAGTGGGTGGTACTCTTGCACCATCTGATAAGACCACTTTTCCCCTCTCCGCCCAGTAAGATTTGGACTACCTCTACGAACGTGCAAAAAGATACACTGATCACGTCCACCAAGAGAATCAACAAACTCTTGACACGGTTCCAAGTACGCCTTTTTAAAAGTGAAGTCCTCACGGATAGACTCGGTGATGGTTTCAAAGTATCTCTCTGTTTGAAAATTACCAGAGAAGTTGGTATTGTCTTCGCAACGGTCATAGATATCTTCATTAAAATGCATGTCCCTATATTCTACAGTTTTGTAGAAGGGTTCTCCAGTGTTCTTATTTAGATCACAGTTAGTTAATTCAAATGCATCAAACAGACCATAGTTATCAAGTCTATCTGCACTTGGATCAGGAACTATCCAGTCAAATCCACGATTAGCAGCGACACCACGTACAAATGCATATTGAAACATTTGGTTACCAAGGCGACCCTCGTTACCAAGTCCTTTAAATGTTACAGCCATTACTTACTCCACTCTTTAATAATCCAACGGTCAGGCACAATGTCTGAGGTATCTAGATGCGTCATGGCAGTACCAAACCACTTCTTAGGATCAGGTGCAACAACCTTACCCACATCATCCTGCAACCAAGCTCCCCACCAAGAGAATGATGAGTTTGCAATGATAGCACCAGAACAAAGACTCATGAGACAGAGGTCAACCTGAGGCAAAAGAGTATTCTGCATACGTCCCAGACCATCAATAGTTTCATATTGATAACGATCATTGGTCTCATTGAACATAAATCTATCATTATCAAAGAACGATTGTCTCTTACACCACTCAATATCATCAGTAAGAACAAAACAAGGAGTGTCTTCCGGGAACTCCTTCAACGCTTCTTCATAATATGTAAGGGGGAGAATGGGGTGGTATTCTTCCCTCCCAATATTATCGGACTGACGAATATGCAGAAAGATAGGAGGAGAATCCAAGCTATCAATGTACTGTTTACAAGGAAGGAAATAATCATTCCTGAATGTATAATCGGCAAGGATTTCTTCCCTGATATGGGAAAAGTATTTTTCTGTTTGGAAGTATCCATCTAAACTCACGTTGTCTGGAAGAACATCGAAAAAGTCTTCTAAAAAGCAATGATCATTTTCTTGCACATAATTACCCTGAACAAATCCAAGGTTCTTTGGCGTAACACTGATTAACTTAAAAGTTTCAAATAATCCATAGTTATCTTTATGATCATATTCCTCAGGAGGAATGCACCAATCATATTTATTTTTAGCAGCAATGCCTCTTAACGATGCATATTGAAACATTTGGTTTCCCAAACGTCCGTTACTTCCGAGTCTGTTGTATCCAATCATAGATTTATTTCAATAACTTGTTCATTTTCTTCTGGTCTTCCATACTTAAGTCTAGCAATATTAAGTGTAGGATTTTGTTTTAATTGATTAATAATACTTTCATTATCATCAACATAACAAGTGTATCCCTGATACAGAAGATCTTCGCAGAGACGATACTGTTGACTTTCTGTTAGGATATCAGTTCCTTCCTTATAGGAAACATATCGGAAGTAGAAGGGACTACTGTCTTTGTTCTTACTGATATAGTAATTACAAAGAAACTTCGCATGTTCTTGATTGAAGTTATCAGTAGTCTCACCAAGATTATACTTGACACCAACCTTAGATGCAAATGATGCAAAGGCACGATTGTCTCTTGGAAGACATGGACCACCAAATCCATACCCGAACTTAAGATATTTATTTCCGATTCTAGAGTCGTCTCCGATGGCTTGTAGGACTGTATCGATTTCCCCATCTAGTCCTGCACCAATCATTACCTGACCAACCATGTTGGCATAACTGATTTTTGTAGTAACAAAACAATTCACTGCAATCTTTACAAGTTCTGCGGCGGTTGTAGACATCCTACCCCACCTAGGAGGGCGTACCTGAATCTTACCATAAAGATTCTGCATAAGTGTAAAGGTATCATCATCAGCACCACCGATGAGAACCATATCTGCGTTCTGTAAGTCTTTTACAATACTACCCTGAGCAATAAATTCTGGGTTATAAACTACACCTACACCATAATAATCAAGTTCTGCACTAAACTTCTCACAATCTCCTGGATTTGTTGTACATCCAATCACCAGGGTTTTTCCATTGAGTTTTACTTCAGACTTCTTAAAGTCTTCAACAACATTCCATACGGAACTTATATCATAAGAACCATTAGAAAGAGAAGGAGTTGCAACAAGACAGATAATAAAGTCACATTCATCGATGACACGTTGGTTGTCCCAGGTAGCCTCGAATCTCTTTGTTTGTTTGAGTAACCATTCTACATCAGGTTCCTCTGTGGTGATTTGTTTCTTATTCAAATCATCAACATAGTTGGTACGAATATCAGAAACCAAAACATCATATCCCGCTCTCTCAATCAAAAGAGCGAGACAGATACCAAGTCGTCCTGCACCAATAAGACCAATTTTCATAGTTCAAAAGTCGGGATAGGATTCATTTTATGTTTGTTTTTTGCATGATAATCATGAAGGATTCGGACTGCAGGACCATTGCCATGTTCCATAGCATATTCCAGATCTTCATAGGATGCACCAATCTGATCTTCATCAGTTCGACTATCATCCCAAAGACCATCGGTAGGAGGAGCATCAATAATGCGTTGATCAACACCAAGATGTTTACCAAGTTCCCACACCTCAGTCTTATAGAGATCCGCGATAGGTGCAATATCTACACCACCGTCACCGTACTTAGTATAGAACCCAACTCCATAATCTTCAACCTTATTTCCTGTTCCCACAACAATTCCACCAGTAGTTCCAGCAATCTGATACAAAGTCACCATACGCATACGAGACTTTGTATTTGCATTGGATAAACCATCATTAGTGTATTCGCCGTCACCACACCACCAATCAAGACTATCCATGAATGTCTTATAGGTATTACCAAGATCTACTCTAATCTTAGTAACATTTTCATAGTTCTCCTCAAGAGAATTGCAATATGAATCTGAGAGATCGTCATTTGCAGAACTTGATCTCAGTGGCATTGTAAGAACATAAGTGGGTAACCCAGTTCTAGCGCAAAGAGTCGAGACCACTGCAGAATCAATACCTCCAGATACCCCGACTACAAGACTATTCAGTTTGTTCTTAGTGACATAATCTTTAATCCATGTCACGATTCTTGTTTCTAACTCTTGAAAATCTTTAACTCTATTCACGGGTCTCCTTTACAAAAAGAACATCACCCCAGTTCTCTGCATGGGGAACAATTTGGGTTTCAACAAATCCTTTAGACTCTAAAAAGGATTTTAACTCATCATACATTACATTGTCAATGTAGTCTGGATCTTCCCAGGTTGCTTCAGTGGTTACCCACTTTACATTATCTAAGACTTTTTCAGAACCCTCCAAAACCATTAGTTCAGCACCCTGAACATCCATGTTTAAAAGTTGAAAGTCTTCTAATTTGAAGTCATTCTCTTTTAGAAGAGTGTCAATGGTAATAGTTTCTACTTCAATTGTATCCTTATACCACTCCTCAAATCTACCCTCCGCTTTCAGTAAAGATGAACACCCCTTATTACCTCTGAGGTAACCCGCATCGGGTCCATAATATCTGTTGAACTTTACAGTGGCATGATCTTCTGTACTCGCAGCGTATTGAAATGCATGGGATTCAATAGTGGATTCAGAATTAGTCAATGCAACACGCATCTCTTCAAATACATCGGGGTTTGCTTCAACCCAAATGACTTGTTTAGCACCAAGGTCTTCATATTCATTAACCTCTTCACCCCTGTGGGCACCGACATGAATGACACCAGTAAGTGTGATGTCATTCTCTTCAAAGTAACTAAATCGACTACTCATTTCCAATAAGTTTCATATAGATAATCTTCTGCCACTGGCAGATTGTTGGCACGTTCAAAGTTATCTTTAACCGCATCCAATTTGGAATGATAAAGATCTTCAGTCAGTGTGGAAATGTCAAAGTCATCATCTAGGAATATAATTCCATCTTCGTTGAAATATTCTGTGACTCCTCTACAACCGTAGAAAATAGGAATCGTTCCTGTGGCGAAACAGTCTGTAAGTTTCTCCGTAAAGTATGTATCATAGACGGCATTCTCTACTGCCACAGAAAACATATAGTCTCTAATACCTTCTTCTTTACGAGGAAGGTCATTAAATCCTCTACCATAAAGATCAACTTGATCTCTGAATTTGTTTACAAATTCTAGTCTTTTCCGATGACCAGGAACCATTGCTTTGTTTGAAGAGATCATGGAGACTAATTTAGTCTTCTCATAGATCTGACGTTCTTCAATCCATGGAGCAGCATTACTTAATGCGTAGAGAAACTTTGGGTACTTCTCACAGAGTTCCTTATCACAACTAAAAATACCATCCACTCGGGAAGCAACAAAGTCGTAGTTTGCAATAATCCAATCATAGATCCCCTGAATAATTTGTTTTGACTCTAGGAGCCAAATATACTTAGGTGTATTAGAAATATCTTGAAATATATCTAAAGATTTCTGATTAACATATAGACTTACTGCTCCAGATCCATCATAGACCCACTCAATATTTTTAGCAGTATTCTTATCTGATGTAGAAGGCAACAGTGAGTCGTTGCAAATCAAATTAATCTTCATTCTCTTCTTCTTTCTTTTTATTGAATCCAAAAGGACCTTCTTTTTCTTCCATCTTAAATCTCAATGCAACTGTACCAACAGCTTCCATACATTTCAGAATGTCTTCGGATTTAGCACCTTCACCAAGTTCTTTGGCAACGTACCAGTACTTAGGCCAGAATGTTTCTCCTGCCTTTTCATAATCTTCAAGTGTTAGTAGTTTCATAGGAACTCTCCCTTCATGTCATTAAATACGTTACGAATACCATCTTGAATTGTGGTTTTAGGATTCCAAAACTTAGTAATGAACCTATCTGCCTCATTTCTCTTATCCTTCTGAACCTCATCTTTAGATTCTGCAGGAGTAACAGTTACACTGCGACCAACCTCTGCAAACAATCCTTGGATGATATGTCCAATATTAAGAATACTGGTTGCTTCAAAAGAAGTAATGTGTAGATTGTCTTCTGGATCTAGTTGATCATAATTTTCCATGACTGCTTCTAGAGCTTCACAACAATCTTCCGCATAAAGGAATTCACGTTGTTCAGTTCCATCAGTCAACATAGAAACATCACCAGTTTCAAACCCCTTCTTAATGAAGTCAGTGATGACATGTGCCTTTTCCATGTCCTTTTCAATGCCATAGACATTCCAGAAATGAACAATCTTACCACCAAGAGATTTGGTGTAAAGTTCACCAACTCTCTTCATCACACCATAGGGAGAGTAAGACATATTACTCATCTGAGATGATGCGAAGACAAATGGTTTATTGTATTTTTCAATTAGTCCAAAGACATTGACCATCATACGAGCATTATTATCTAGAAATTTAAACGTATGTTGATACTTTTTCAAGTACCTAGATCCACCCACATCAAATGCGAGGAAAAATACAAAGTCAGATTTCTTGATACAATCTTCCAACCACGTACTAGGGATCGCACAGAGATTGTATTGTGCTCCCAAGTTTTTATCATACTCAGTAACTTCGTGACCTTTCTTACGAAGATATTCGGTCAAGTAAGCACCAATTTGGCCACTTGATCCAAGATTAAGAATTTTCATCAAACAAGATCAATTTTGTGTGCATTGCCAAAATTAACAAGACCAGTACCACTCATATGAGCAATCTCAGTGACATCAATTTTGGGTTCGGTAATTTCATCCCACATAAGTTGAATGTCAGGCCAGTCAGGGCCGATGTCATCATGTAACATGATACCCTTCCAACCCCTATCACGCAACCAGTCCATCATAACTCTTTCCTGGGAACCATCATGAGGATCAACATCGATCATGACAATAGAAACATTGTCCCAGTCGATTTCATCATCCTCCATGAAATTACCAATTAAGAATGAAAGATTATCTTTTTTGATAGTACTTGCACCCTGTTCCAAAAGATCATAACTGCGTACAGTATTCTGTGGGTTATATGAAAGTGCAAGGGCAGAACCACCAGTTCTAGTACCAATGTCTAGAATGGTGGTTTTGTTAAAGAAAGTAGACAGGTATGCATAGAGTCTATACTCGCTGACACCTGCTGACTGCCAGTCATTAGGATTGAGTGACAGGGCTTTAAGATGATCAATATCTAGTGACTTTACTTCGTCACGAACAATGTCAATTTTCATTGGGCGGTAACTAATTGTTTTACTTCGGCACGGTCTTCGATCTGAGAGGAGATCCATTCGTATGTCTTACGAATACCCTCTTCAAGAGTTTGGGAATAGTCCCATCCAAGTTCTCTACGGACAACATCATTGTTAGAGTTACGTCCACGAACTCCAAGAGGTCCATCAATATGAATCTTGGAAACTTCTTTACCAGCAACCTTAGCAGCAGTATCTACAAGTTGATTGATAGTGACCATCTCTTCAGAACCAATGTTCACAGGTCCAATAAAGTCGGAGTCCATGAGTCGTCGAGACGCTTCAATGCATTCGTCAATGAACAGGAAGGAACGAGTCTGTAGGCCATCTCCCCACACCTCGATTGCTCCACCTGACTCCGGGAGGTAAGCGACTTTACGGCAGATTGCAGCTGGCGCCTTCTCTCTTCCACCCTCCCAGGTTCCTTCAGGTCCGAAGATGTTATGGTAACGAGTGACGCGAACAGGGATACCATAGTTACGATTGTAAGCAAAGTAGAGACGCTCACTGAAGAGTTTCTCCCATCCATACTCAGAATCTGGGTTTGCGGGGTATGCAGATTCTTCACGACAGTCAGGATTATCAGGATCGAGTTGATTGTGTTCTGGATACATGCAAGCAGATCCAGAGTAGAAAATCTTGGTGGGTTGGTCTAGATCAGGTCGGACACATTCAGTGCCATTTTCTTCACCATCAAAAGTCTCATTGAGTTTACGAACTTCCTCAAGGACATTCAGGTTGATAGACACGGAGTTATGCATGATGTCTGCATCATTCTCACCAGTGAATACAAATCCTGCACCACCCATATCAGCAGCAAACTGATAGATCTCATCGAATGGACGGATGTAACGGTAAGGTACTGAATTATAGAAATTTCCTTGTTCACCCTTGAACTGAATAACCCGACGAACGAATTCCACGTCGCGAAGATCACCCTGAACAAATTCATCTGCAGCAGTTGCAGAAAATTCTGGGTACTTAAGATCTACACCACGGACCCAATATCCTTCAGACTTGAGTCTCTTCACCATGTGACTTCCTATAAATCCACCTGCACCAAGAACTAGTGCAGTTTTTCTAGTTTCAGACATGACTTGTGTTTAGACTATACTTATATATGATACAAAAAAAGACCCTTGATGTCAAGGGTCTTAAGAGGTCTTTTCATGCACGCCACTTGTTCTTTTACAGGAAACAAGAAACCTGGCGGGAGATAATCCCATCCGCACCAGGGCTAGTTTATACGACTTACCGAGTCTGTTGTATAACATGGTACACCAGATGGATCTAACCATTTAGTGTACTCAAAATCTTCCATCGCAGTCAGAAGTTGCATCTGATTGTCAAGAAGATACATGTCACAATAACGTTTAGTCCAACTGTCTGCTTTTTGGATACGATAGTCTGGCATGCCGTTGATTTCAAGGGTGCCACACTCAACGTAACGATAAGGAAATCGTTCTAGTAAAACTTTCACAATACCTCAACAGACTCAAGATCAACTGCGATTTGTTCAATCAAAATATCATAGTCATCAAGGGCATCACCCGAAAAGACAACACCACTGTTCTCATAATAACGACGAACCTTTTTGAAAAGTTTCGGATTCTTCACATCCAGGAATAAATCTCCATTTACAGCACCGCGAAGGGTTTGAATGTCTTTCTTGAACTTTGTAGTCAGTGTCATTGTCTTGATTGTTGACCTTGTTATTATACACGACAGGTGGAGAACCTGTCAATGGGGGTCGCGAGGATTGAACTCGCCTTAGCCGAATTATGAGTTCGGTGCATTCACCAGATTGCTAGACCCCCAAGAACTCAAGTAGCGTCGTTGTTGAGTTCGGTATGTATCTTAATAAATTCTTCGTCTGCAGGCAACATCACGGCCCGTTCTCCCTTCTCATTTTCAATCCCAATGGTTTCCCCATCTTCCACTCTTTCCATGAGTTCCTCCCAGTGTTCCTGCCAATATTCTATCGAATAAAATTCAAGGTCTTCAATGTTCTTCATATTTATTATACCTTATCCTTAAGATGTTTAGGGACTTTTTTTACTTTAATTACATCCCAAATACGTTGAAATTCTGGGAACGTTTCCATAGTAGACTCACCTCTAATTTTATCAAAGTGTCTCATACTGTCAAGAAAAGATGGAATAAGTTTTTGTTCTTGATACAAATCAATATATGTAATCAGACTCTCATAAAAATCTACGGATCGTTTTGCTTTATTGGGTTTGAGAAAGTTATCAATATGATCTCGAATCTTGACTTGAGCACGTCTCTTTGTCTGTCTATCCAGAACCCACACAGACATCTGTCTAGGACCCTGTAAGAAGTTCAAGAAACAGTAGTCAATATCTTTCATAAGCCCTCGATTGAACAGTTCTTGGTGCAAATCAACAACGTTGAAGACATTCAAGGCTTGAACTGTGGTATCAAAATATAATCGATGTCCTTTATCTGGAAACTTTTCGATAAACTGTTCTGCATTAGATAAAAACTTCTCCCAGTTGAATCCCTTGCGAATCAATTCCCCCCTCTTCTCAGTCCCATCAATACTGATATGAATTTCCACATCCTTAAACTTCTCCCAGTATTCAAAGATATGTGTTTTCTTATAAACTAGAGTGCTGAAGTTACTATTGTAAACAAGGGTTACTTCTTTCTCCCTACCCAATCGAATGACTTCATCTAGAATCTTATAGTGAGCATCAATAATAAGTGGTTCTCCTCCTGAGAAATAGAGGTGTCTAACCATTGGAATATATTGTTGAACTTCTTCAAAAGTTTTCTCTTCTGCATCCCATCGACCAGAAATAAATCCGTTTTGTTCTAATTCAAATGTAGATGATGATGTTTCGCTACACATCCTACATTTAAAATTACATTTACTGGTGAGTTTTACATCCCAGTGAATAAAACCTGGCTTTTTGACGGTGAAATCGTCATTTGTATCATTAATAATGTGATCTTTATACTCAGGTTTGGACCAGTATTGGTTTTTAGGATTCAAAAAGTCATTGAGATCCTGTCTTAGAGAACTTTTATTAGATGCTTCGTTGATCCAACAAACTTCACATGACTTTGGTTTTGTTCCAGTTAGAAAAGCTTCTCTCAATTTTTGTATGGGTTCATCGTTCCATACATCAAAGAGAGATTTCTCCTTAATATCACCCATGGTGTACTCTGAAACACAACATGGTTTTACCTCTCCATCCTGACGAATATCAAGATTCAACCAAGGCGCAACGCAAAATACGTCATCATCATGTTTTACTCTACTAGTATCAATCATCACAAGACTCTTTCTAGTTCTGGAAATGTTTCTAAAGTATTCTCACCACGCAAAGCATCTAAAGCATTCATATATGCTTTGAAGTTAGGAATAAGATCAGATCTTTTTTCACTTGCAAGAAGCTTTAACACACTTATATATCCGTTGATAGAGTCCTTAGCTTTAGCAGGCATAAGAACTTCTTTAATGTGTTCTTTAATTTTTTGTCCAAGTTCTTTTCTAGTTTTTGAATCTAGAATACAGACAGAAAGAAAGTCTGGATTATGCAATAGACAACAGTAGAAATCATCCAATTCATTGATAATACCACGCATGTAAAGTTCTTTTTGTGCATCCATGGAGTGAAATGCAGTCAATGCTTGGACAACATAATTGATGGTAATTTTTTTATCTGGGAATCTCTCTCTAAATTTTTCACAGTTATCCAAGAATCTTTGCCAATTAAATCCTTTGCGGACAAGTTCACCTCTTTCACCAATACCATCAATACTGATCATAATCTGAACATCATCAAACTGTTCCCAGAGATCAAGAACATTGATACCTTTATATGTGAGGGTACTAAAGTTTGTATTATATCTGATTCTTACATCAGTTCTACCCCTCTTGATTAATTCTTGCAGAATTTCATAGTGATGATCCATAATCATGGGTTCACCACCAGCAAAATAACATTCTTCCACAATGTCATACAAAGGTTCGATGTTATCTCGAACCATATCCATATCAATCTGAGGGAAAGGATCTTTGATATCAAACTCTTTCCGCATTTCTTGTTCCCATGCAGAACTACATCCAGGTCCACACATACGACACTTGAAATTGCATACGTTACTGAGTCTAAAATCCCAGTAAACTAAATTAAATCGATCAAATGTACCGTCTTCTTTAGTTTCATCAACATACTTATAGTGATGACTATAACTATTGTTCATCGCTTGACGATGAGAGAAGGCACCGACAGATTCTTCCTTATAACAAGTGGTACAGAAACTAGATTTCTTTCCTGCAATCATGTTTTTACGCAGTTCTCTTATCTCTTCACTGTTCCATGCTTCTTTCATGGACTGATTGATCAGAGATCCCGTTTTGAACTCTCTAGGAGCTCCATCACACTCTCCAGCAAGATACTCTAATGGGTTATCTTTATCGAATCCATCATAGTCAAGCATCTTATCAGTATCTCCATTCTCTTCGGTTTCAAGAATAGGTAACATGCAACATGGATATACATCACCATTACAGTTCACGTTCATGTGAACCCAAGGAGCCATACAAAATACTTTGTTAACTTCTGTCATCGGAAAAGATTACCAATAGTCTGTCTGAATTTCACGTAGGGACACTTAGACCCCACCCTATCTAGTGCATTATTTCGATACACATTTTGCATTCTAACCCATTCTGTTTCCGAAACGTAGTTACAATTCATTTCAAAGGATTCTCTCCTGAAAGGAACTAATAACATTAGAGGATCACCATATTTTACTAATTGATTCTTCTCATCAATATCAGAAGACATACCTGTAGTAATTTTATACTTCCACTCAAAGAACCATTGAATGTTGAATGGACTTACATCAGTATGAACTACTCCATGAACAGTAGTGAAGTTAGTTTTATTATGCCAATATGGATCAAGGATCATAAGAGACACTCCAGGATCTGTTTTTACCATCCAAGGTGAGGGAATTTTATGATAACCATGATACAGTGGTTTGTTGGGTATATTTGGTGTCTGATCCGTATCATGAAACCCACAATAGGTTTCAAAACAACTAGCATCATTCAACCAGTTTATAAAAAGTTCTCCGTTATCAGATTCTCTAAAAACAAAATCTTCCCATGATCTTAAAATATATCCAGTCTTCATAATATCCTGAACACCAGGACATCTCTTTATACTACCTCCACCAGGCCTGGTTATTTCATCACCATCGACTTCAAACAATGGTCTACTTTCAAGTTCTATACTCGAATACCATTCTGGAAATACCTTTGAGGCAGGGACAGGTTCGGGAATAGTTTCCCTATGTATCTCATGAGTATAAAATTGCATTTTCATACCGTAGTGAGTTAAGTATACTACCTCTTGAAGATCTTGTCAAATGGTTCCCAGTGTTCCCAACCATATTTGTGAACTGCCCACATTCCTATGATAGGAACAAACACCAAAATAGTTGATAGAAATCCTAATCCGTATGGGTTGTTTAATACAACACCACAAAATTTAGCAAATTGTAACATCATTAGTTAGTACGAGTATTATGGGTTTGTTGGATCTATTCCTAGTGTAATTAAATATTGTTGCCACCATTCAGGATCCTTTCGTTTCCATTTTGGTACATCTAAACCAAGTTCCGAGTAATAATCATATAGTGATTTATCGATAATCTGTGCGATCTGTAAATTCCTCTTCCTCTTCGTCAACGTCTGCATATGCATCTGCCACGAAGGGTCCTCGTTTCCTAAAAGGTTCTTTTCCGACATAAGAGTTTTCTGAATTAACTGCAGATACCCAAACCGCGAGTTTCATTACTATAAAAATAATAACCAGTGGTGTAAAGCAACCGATTAAAATTACTGGATTCATAATTTTCCTTTATTTTTTTACAGACCATGTGATTTCCATGGTAATTACCATTAGTGTGATAAATGCAATTACAAACAGTCCGCTCATCATAGTGCTATCTTTAACCAAGGTAATAGTGGTGGGATTACTCCGATAAGTCGAAGTAAACCTTCAGCAAAAAGTGCGAGAACAACCCAACCAACACACATACTGATAATTCCAGCGTTACGATTATGTTTTCGTATTGCATCATCAATCATCTCCTGAACTTCTTCTT